TAGTAAAGGAAGCAATGCGATTGCTATACGTTTCATTATTTCAGAATAACTTTAGTATATATTCTAGCATAAAAAAAGACCCCTGCAATGCAAGGGTCTGTATAAGATCGTTACCAACTTAGAATGTGAATCTCACACCTGCTTTAGCAGCCCAGTTAACATCGTCTTCTGCAGTTACACCAGAGATTTCTCCGTAGAACTTATCATAAGAACCACCAAGATATCCAATGAATTCTACATCACCGAACTCGTCAGATGTTTCTGTGTGAGTCACTGTAGGACCACCAGATACATACCAACCGATTCCATTTGCTGTTTGTCCCTCATATCCAACTACTGCTTCTAGTCCACCAGATGAGTAAGCACCGTCGGGGTATGAACCAGTTGCTTCCAAATTGACGTATGGACCAGCAAAAGCTGCACCAGCGAATAGGAATGGAGATGCTGCTACTGCAGCGATTGTTGATTTAAACATTTTTTTGTATATTATCTCGCAAGCAATAAAAAAACCTGCGGATGGAAATTCTTTCGACTAGAATTTTACATTCTACGCAGGGGCACGATCTTTCGATCCCGTTGTTCTATGTAATGGTATTTAGTATACACTTTCTTTAGGTTTCTGTCAAGTGTGTGGAAAACCCTATCTTTTGACCTTTGCCCAATCCATATCGAAGAGGTACAAACCCTTGTCTGTGAGAACGTGATTGTACATTTTCTCAAAGACAGCAGGTGGCATTGTGACAACGTGAGCACCTGATGCAAATGAATCTGATACTGTCTTAACATCACGAACTGATGCTGCAAGTATCTCAGTCTTTCTTATATTCTGTATTGTATAAACATCACTAATCTGGTCTATCAACTCAATACCATTGAACGAATTATCATCGACTCTTCCAACGAATGGTGAAACATACTTTGCACCTGCCTTTGCAGCAAGTATTGCTTGTGCTGCTGAGAAAATTAAAGTAACATTTACATTAACCAAATCTCTTGATAGTTTCTTACATACTTTAAGTCCATCAGGAGTACAAGGAACTTTGATTGTTGCATTCTTTCCAAACTTACGAGAAAGACGCAAACCTTCCATATACATTGCATCAAAGTCACCAACGACTTCCATGCTAATATCATCGATACCCATATCAATCAACTGTTGATAGACTTCTTCTGGGTCACGACCACTCTTCATAATAAGTGTTGGATTTGTAGTGATACCATCAATCATATCGGTTGAAAAGTGTTTTTCAATCAATTCTGTATCAGCGGTATCCAAAAATAACTTCATAGTGTCTATAAACTGTACCTATAGTATAACACATATTTTTAGATTGAAAACCTCAAGTTTTTATTTGCTAAATAAAGCTACATCAATAGGTAAAAATAACAGATGAAAAAACTATTACCTATATTATTTTTAGCGGGTTTTAGTTCACCTGCGATGGCAGACATTACACATAAACTATCAAGTAGTGTGCAATTAAGCGTAGCAGCAGCTGCGACGCAGGTTGAGAGAATTGGGACATCATATTCTGTATCAGGAACTGGTGTAGATACATCATATACATCTGGTGGTAGTGCAGTATCAGATGGTATTGGTTCATTAACCATATCAACAGGTGTTGGTGCAATTCCATCTTTAGAAGCAACACAAAAAACTGCTGGTTCAGCTTTCAGCTTCTCGCAAACCTTTACTCAAGGTGATGCACTAGCAACATCAGCACCTACTGCAGGAACTGTATCGAACTTCAGTAATCAAACATCTACTGGTTCAGGAACTGCTGGTGACTTAGCTGGTACAATTTCGACTGCTGGTGCAGTGACACTAACAGCAGGTGGAGCTGGTACTGTTGCAACAGGACAGTTTGTAAACGAATTGACAATTGACTAATGATCAATGACTTTCTTGACAACTTGGCAGCCATTCAATATAAAAAAATGCATGTCGAAGGCAAACGTTGCGATGTGTGTGATATGCTCTGCCCTTGCAAGTGTGCCGACTGCGATTGCAGTCCCAGTCGTCCCTAATTTTACTCAGGGCTCGATGACAAGCAACACGGAGACAACATCTACCGTAACTGAAACAATTAATTCAATGAATTATGATACTGGTTATCAATATGTGATAACTGGTACAAATATTTCCCACGATGGGAACACTATTTCAGCACCAAACACAACTGGAAATAGTAATACATTAAATGGAGTGACTTCAACATGGACGAACTTGGATCTACAAAACAAACCAAACTTTACAATAACAACACCAGGAGAAGCGTTTCAATTTACAGAAAGTTATTCTGGCCCAGGTCTCTCAAATCACACAATAATAAATCGCACAACAACCATCCAAAGCGTCACAAATACAACAAGCACGTTCTCAAACTGATATCAGTTTGTTTGTTAGGTACAGCAACACCATCATTCGCTTCAGACATTGGGGGTGTTTCTGCTACAGCAAATCCAGTCGCCAATAGTTCGGGCTCAGTTACCAATCAAGCTATACAGGTTTTACAGGGTCCATATATAACTAATACTTATGGAAATGGTATACAATGTCAAGGTCCTACTATGAATGTGACACCATTTGCAACAGGAAATATCGCAGTCAAACGTCCTTATGAAGACACATGGATGGACCCCGTATATAATAACGTAGACGCAAATAATGACGATGTGCCCGATAATCCAGGTCAAATTTTGTATTATAAACCAGTTCGCACAGGGCAAAAAGATAGTAGCACGTTATCAATAGGTGTATCTGCAACTTGGTCTAAACCATTGGATAAGAAATTACAAGAGCAATGTAAACAGGCAGCAGACGCAAATATCGCATTAATGAATCAAGCAGTCGCTAATAAAAGATTAGATTTTGAGATTGCAAGATTAAAGAACTGTGGTGAATTGATGAAGGCAGGAATAATTTTCAAACCTGGTACTGAATATGCAAAGGTATGTGCAGATGTAATGCTCATAAATCCACCAGGTGTCGTTGCAAATCATACACACGAAATACCAGTAAAACCACCTATCAGTAATGATGCGAATGTTTTAAAGGAAATATCTATTGGTAATAATTAATTTTTCTTTTTAATTGGGGGTAATCCCTTCTTTTCTCGATACTTATTTGTTCTTACCTCTGACATAGAAGGTTTACTCACATTTTTACCTAATTTCTTTTTAACAAAAGTAATCACTTTTTTAACAGCAGGTTTAATTACTCTCAATAATAATGGTGTGGCAGCAGCACCTGCAGTAGCTAAAACTGCAATGGATACAGTAGTTGTGGCTTGATTTGCAGAGGGTAGAAATTTTTCAACTATTGATGTGGGTTCGTATAATGTCTCACAGGTTTTACCATTATCAATGAGTCGATGTCCTACAACTCTTTCATCACCTGATTGAGTTACATCTCCTACTCGTAATTGATTAGGACCAGGACAAGATATTTCTTTTTCAATTAAATCTCCAGTTGGTGGAACTTCTGGTGCGTCAACTTCTGGTGGAGGAGATACAGGTGGTGGTGGAGTTTCTCTCTGAATGATTAATTGTTCTGGTGTATATTCCATTGCTTCATATGACGGATACTCACCATGAGGACATAGAGTTGTAGTTCCTTTTGGATCTTGATTTACTAAATCCTTATCAAAAGGTAATCTTGATACATGTTCTTTATTATCCTGATGCATCTTTACACAACCAGGCATATCCACTATTGGAAATCCAATTTGCGTCGTAATCGGTGGATGATTACTTGGAATACTAGGTATTCCATATATCCACTGCTGATTACTTACAACAACATTGGGTATTGTTACATTAGGTATATTGATATTATTTACTGGGGACATAAACACCACCAGATTGTTTAGGAATTACAAACTTAATTTGCTTGTAAACCTCTTCAACAATAGTTTCTTTGATGAACTTTCGGTTCTTTTCAACTCTGCTATCATATTTAATCATTGTGTATATAAGAGTCGAAAAAATAAAGAGGTTGATACCTAAAGATACACCAACTCCAATTTTAAATAACAAAGGTTTCATTTTGTTTCTTCAATTGCTTCTTTAACAATCTGTTTAAGTTGTCGTACTTGTCTTTTAGTAAAAGCATCTGTACCAAACTTTTTGTCTATCCATTTCTTTCCATACCAGAACACGAATAGAACTGCAAGTAAAGCAAAACCTTCACCCCAAGATAAGTTCCATGCCCATTGAAAAAATTCCCACATAATTAACCCTCTAATAATGTACCATGTGCCCTTCTTATCTCTCTTAACTCTTCAAAGTTCTTTTGCTTTGTTCCACCATCATATGCCCAAGCATATCCTTCTTCAATCATTTTTTCGTTGAGCGATACAACATCATCGCCAACGTATAACCAACCAAGCAACCTACCATACTTACCCATGCCACCTTGGAGTTCAGTTCTAATAGTGAGTTCATCATCTCCATCAATTGTATCCTCTAAATTTTTCTTCATCCAGTTTGTAGCATCTAATCCCAATGCTTTCTCTTCTAAATCTCTTGTCCTTTTCTCAGGAGTATCAACTCCAGCAACTCTGACTCTTTCTTTTTTGTAAAGGTCAAATCCTAAGTCGATTGTTACATCAATAGTGTCTCCATCGACAACTCTATTGATTTCCGTTACTCGGAAGTTGTAACAACTCTTCCGACTCGGTGGAACCATTGCTCCCATAGTTAAATTCTGCAAGTGCACTATTTATAGCATCGGAAGGCAAGGTTGCATTTTTTTCTATCTGACCTTTTCTAATATTTCTTTGAAACATCATCTGAATACTCTGCCAGTGATGAGGATTATAAACATCAATTTCACCCTTAACCTCTTGTCTTGGTATTAGTATTAAGTCTTTTTCGTCAGGACAATAAGTAGGTTCACCGTCTAGACGAGGACTACAAGCATGTGCAGGTGGGTCTGTGACTGGTGCAGTACATCCAACCAATATAAATGGTAGTGCCAAATATTTAATCATTCGGGAAGAAGTGATCATATCTCATTATGTAGTATATTATTATTGTAACAGCAATTAATAAAATTGCAACCATTATAACAATCGACCAAGTAACCGTTTGAGCTGCCATAGTTTAACCTCCCACCATTTACGTTTACGTTGAACTGGTAATATTTCTTTGAACCGATGCATTAAATACCTTGGTCTTTATGTCTCTCAAAAAATTCCTGCAATGAAGATTGTAGTTGCCCTTCATTTTCCTTTGGATCTAATTTATGATATCCCTTCTTTACTTTCCATTGACCATACATTGCTTGAAGATGCCAAGACTGAGCAAGACTATGAGGTCCGTTTTCTAGCAAGTCTAATTCTTTTTTATTGCTAGTGTAACTCTTATACTCTTCTCTCCAATTTGAATCATCATAAGGTTTTTCCATCATAATCCTTCACTCCAAAAATTATCTACTGGTGTTTGCATATTTCTAGAAATTACAAATAAACCAATATTTGTCATAAACCAAAATATATTTATTATCCAAGCATTTCTCCAAAGGTATTTTCGATTATATTCTACTATGTAAATATTCCTCTCATTGTTAGTTCTCTTAACAAACTGCTCTAATACTAATGCGACCACAAAACCGATTGCATATATGTAAAAAGCAAAGTTAAGAAAACTAGATGAGAGGAGTAAAAAAGATAACATTAAATTGTAACGAAGTTGTAATATTTATTATATCACATAATCATTGACATCGCAACTTGTAACTCTTTTGCGTGTGCGAGTTCATCCTCTGCAATCTCTGCAATTCTTTTATCTTCTGGATGGTATGCAACGTATTTAACGTAAGTCTCATATGCGTGTTTTTCAATCTTCATATTGATATCATACGCATTTATTGGACTAATGAAATAATAAGCAACCATAATCCAATAGTAAAAAAGAACCAAGTGTTTAGCGAAGAATCTGTCAATCCAGTATTCATTGCCTCCACGAGTTTCCATCTCCTCCAAGTGTTCTGTTTCATTTAATGCCTGATAGAAATGTTCCTTCATTAGATATGTATGGTCTTCACCTCTCAGACCTAGTGACTCACGAAAATGTAAGACACTAATGAATGAGAAGTAAGGTGCTCTTGCAATTACTTCAAGCACCCAGAACCTCTGAAAGTCTCTACCTCTGTAGAGAAAATCTAATATGTAAATTGTGGTGTCTAATACCCAAGTATTAAATTTTTTCATTCGACGTGAATAACTCCTTTCATTCCTGCACCTGCATGAGGTTCACATTGAAATTCATAATCTCCAGACTCTGGGAAAGTAACCTCGAAACTTTCCCCACCCATAAAAGCTAAATCAGAATGTGATAACTCAGGATGGTCTGTAACTACCATATTATGTGGTGGTAGTTCACCATTTTTAAATGTGACAGTATCACCTGCACTTATGGTGATTTCATTTGGTTCAAAGATTAGATTACCTCCAGAACCCATTGTAACCTCTGCTGCATATGCAACTTTAGGACCTAGTGCAATTGCAAACATAATTGCAAATAACCACCAAGCTTGTAATAGATACTTTAATTTAAAGATTTTCATTTAATCTCCTTAATTGAATCCAAAGAAAAAGGATGTGCCTGTAGATACGGTACATCCTCTCTTGCGTGTTTTACGGCTTCCCATGCGTCTTCCGCATATTCGCCTATTTCGTAATGTTTGTTTTGTTGGTCGTGCCAACCGAGTGTGTAGTGGGACATGATGCTTTTCAACTCCAGTACATATTATATATAATAACACACTAGGTATAAATACGCATCAATGTGTGGACTCCCACACTAATTGAACTTTCTTTTTCTTCTTATCTTAACAATTGACATACCTGCAATTAAACCTGCAATAACACCTAATGTTGAGATTGCGACTACGGTGCTGAATATCAATTCAACTGGCACCATAGGTTGTGCTTCCCAAGTGCCTGGTAATGTGTATACCGATGGATTAGAACCAAAAATCATTTTACTAAATCTTTTCTATATGTATATTATAGCAACTGAGATTTGGTTGGCAAGTAAACTTTACTTAATAATATCTTCGAGTTTAAATATTGAAATAAATTCAATTTTATTATTATCCCATACCTTATGATTTTCTTGTCTATCAACAATTGCAATTACACGATTCACAATATATCCTGCATTTCTTAAAACATTCACTGCCTTGATTGCACTGCTACCTGTAGTAGTTACATCTTCCAATACTGTGACAATAGATCCCTTTGGTGGTTTATTACCTTCAATAACTTCTTTTGTACCATATCCTTTTGGATTCTTTCTTACAATCAGAGCATCAATATGCTTGCCAGAATAGTATGCTTTCTGTGCGATACCACATACTAATGGGTCAGCACCAAGTGTAAGACCACCAACTGCTACTGAGTTGTCCTCTACATGTTCTATCATTAGATGCGAACATAATGCATTACCTTCACAAGATAGTGTGACAGGTTTACAGTTTATATAATGCTCTGATTCTTTACCAGACGATAAAGTAAAGTTACCTTTTTTGTATGCTCTTTCCTTTAAAAGATGCAGCAATGTTTTTCTATGTGTTTCCATAGTTGTATTCTACCATAATAATTTATATTGGCAACTAGCAGTTCTTATTTAAGTCCTCTGCCATCTGACCACCTATATCTGCACCTTGATTACCACCAAACATTGTTACCCAGCCAGCAGCAACCCAACCAACATAGGGAATATTAGCGAGAGAAGGAGCAGCACTAGCACCAATACTGGAACCCACGAGTCTTCCTGTTCCTTCTGCACCTCCGATTGCTTTGATACATGCTTCGGACTTTCCGTTTGCGATTGTTGTCGATGAACTATCGGGTTTTGTGTGAACTGCACCGTCCATTGTGTACTGTTCAACCGTTTTAACTTTGTTGTTAGCCAACCCAAGAAAGCCACCCTTTGTGTTACTATCCCGTTCCACACGAAGAACCTTTGGATCGTTTGCTTTATATTCTATATAATACCCATTATGACTAACATCTGCTTTGTATGATGTATAAGGACCAACTGGTAAGTTGATACTTGGCAATTTACTTTGACGATTTGATAAAGAACCTATCATACCAATGTGAGATATTCCAATGAGTCCACCTAACCCCAAGGCGAACCATTTACCCCATTTCACTTCTTTCTTCTCCATCATGCTTTCTTGGGAGGATTACCAGGTGATATAACCATTGGTGCTTGCTCTAATCTTATAGTTTGAGCAGGTGCTGCTTGAGTTGCTTTCTCTATAAGCATCTCCATATCTTTCTTTGATATGTTTTGACCCCCGCCACCATTTGCTTTATTACCTTTATTTTTACCTGCTTCGACACCGAATGTAGCTAGGACCCCTGTAAAGACCGAAGCTATGAAAGTTGGATCAATCTTGTCCTGCTCTGTCATACCAGGAAAAGTGACATAATTCAATGTTAATATTCCACCTGCCCAGACTAAAATCCCAAGTCTTACAAAAGTACTCAGGATTGCCATCTGTTCTTCTTTGTCCTCAGATAACTCTTTGAGTTTACCTATAGGACCTTTGGTTTCTTTTAATTCTTCTTTTTTTGCTTCAGCCATGGGATTAGTATGTCTATATTATATATAGACACTTAACCCCTATTTAACCTAAAAACCGAATGGTACAGGTGATTCTGGTGCTGTAGGTGCAGCATCAGGTACTCCAGTTGATGGTGCAGGTAAACCTAATCCACCTAATGCACCTTGTCCAAGTCCACCAGGCAATACTGATTCCATTACCTTGCTTTTGATGTTGTCGATAATCGCATCCTTGCGTATGAATACGTAACCGCCAAGACCAACAACGGTGAGAGATACAACACCACTTGCAA